AGTCGCCATCAAGGAACTGTGCCGTTGGGTCAACAAGAAGCTCATTTGTGTAACCTTCCTTAAGAACTCCATCTTCTGAGTACAAAAACAGATAATCTTCAGGGTTGTGAATGAGGAGTTTGTGAGTGTGCCCCATGGTCATGAGTAAACAATCCCCTGCTTTTCGTTCAAGTGCAGCACGGAGTGCGATTTCCATATTCACTACCGCACGACGTAACGGCTTTGCACTGGAATTAATCGAACCCCAGCCGTGACCAGCAAAGTGTTTAAACAAAAGTTTTCCATCGTTTCCAACGTAACTGATTCGGCTAGTGAACGTGCCGAATGGAACGTTTAAACGGCTGGCTATTTCTTGTGCCCATTCTCCGCTAGTGCGCTGGCTCCGTGTATGGTTTCCATCCAGCACGGTAATGAGGCGTCCACCACTCGCAAGTGGTCTAACCTTCTCCACATAATACTCCACCTGTTTGAGCAAGCTGAACTCCCTTGTTGTTGTTAAATCAAAACGCTTACGATCATCCACTGTAATTGCTTCAATGCTGTCTCCATGATCCAGAGAAAAATTATGCTTGGGTTTAATCCCATCATACTCAGACTCCACCATGTTAAGCAAACAATCAAAGCCTTTTTCGTAGAACATAACCGAACCAACATGTGCATCACCGAAACAGAAGAGATTAAAGTTCTTCGGCATTTTTTTCGTTAGGTGTTTCAACGTTCACTTCCTCCTTTTTACGTTTACGCTTTTCACGAAGCTCCGCAACCAAACGTTCTCGGTTTCGCTTATAATACTCGTTCGTTGCACGAGCATTTGAAAAGCTATGTTTCTTGCAATAACTTCCGTTGCGATAAACAGGCTCGGAGCACGACAGGCAGAGTCCAAGCTTTTTATGCTCGTCTTTAAACTTTTGGTTTCCCATTCTTCTTCACCAGTTCCAGAACAGTTTCGTTTCCTTCTTGCTTCGTCGTGGCCATGCCCATGACTCGAAGCGATTCAATTATTCCATCTAGCACACGATCCGGTGCATCGTTTGAAAAGAGCCGAAAGATTTCTCCACGAGTTACACGTTCGTTTTTTTGCAGCAACGTTATTATTTTTCCTAGTTCTTCCGAGTATTCAAACTTGCCGAAACCCCGGAAAGCTTGTTCCATTCGCACTTCGATTTCTTCCATTAGCTTTAGGGCTTTATGAAAGTCTTCGAGTTCGATAATCATGCTACTCGTCCGACTTGCATTCACAATCATCATAAGCTTATAGCAGTGTGCAGCTCGTCGTCCGAGATACCCTGCGAACTTATTCTGGTCTAGTCGTGGCTCTTCCTCACAACGTGTCTCATACCACTCATCAAATTCTCGTTGGCATTCTTCACTGAATCGAAACTCTCCACAAAGCTCATTGATTTGTTTAAGGTCTTCCAGCAGTTGGCTAGTTAGCAAGATTTCTCGTTCGTTGAAGTCCTCCAAATGTTTGCGTTTTCCCTTACTGAGTTCGGTTATGTAGAGAACACGACTGTTGAACCCACCTCCGATTCCGATAGTTGGTAGGCTTTCACGAAGAAGCTGAGGCGTGGTCGCCGCAAGAATGTTCACCCAGATTCCAGTTATCTTCTCAACACCTCGACTAATCGTATCGTTCTCCCAAACTCCATCTTTTCCCTTCCCACAATCATACCAATCAACTAGAATAGTTAGAAACGCCACATCTTGATAACCGATCAGGACAGTGAACTCAGGAGCATAAATCGTAATGCTACTGTGAGTCACCTCTTCACCATTTTCTGGAACCAGCGTTTTCGTTTTCGCACTTTTTATCTTCCGAGTCAGAGCTTGTTTGGACGTTGAGTCGCTGGCGATGTGAAGGCCAAGTTCTTCCAGAAAGAAATAACCCTGTCCAAGCGCAGTTCCTTTCCTTCCAGCAGCATGTCCAATCAACACAATATACATGTTTGGATAAAAAGTTTGAAAGCCACGACTCAGCTTACACTTCCGCTGGAGCGCAGAAGCAACGACACTAATCGCTGTCCATAAACGAAACAAACGTGGTGGTTCAGTTCGGTCTGTCAGCTCAAGATAACTATCTAGCCAGTTTTTCAACAAACGCTTTTTTTCCTCTGGCATAGTTCACCCAAACGCTAGTAAATAACTGCATAATAACGAAGACGATTCACAGGAAAGAAACGATCCTCCATGAAATGATGGAGCTGGTCATGGAGGTTTAGTGCATACTCTAAGTTTGGATAAATGTTTACTAGAGTGAAAGCAGCTAGTCGTGCAGAAACTATACTCCCATGAAAAGCTGCATCATTATAACGCTGGTAAATCCAGAAAGTTTTCTGATCCATGTTATTCTCCGTATTGCCATTTTAGAAGGAGCTGCAAGTAGTGGATTGCTTTTTTCAAATCCTCTGCACCATTTTTCAACCCATGCCGACAGATGTACTTGATTGCATTACCTTCGCACCAGCCAAGTTTGTTACGATGAATGAACTCACTTGGCTGGATGGCAAAATGAGCGTAATGCAACCCACCAACTTGAGTTTTTTCCGGTTCGTTTTTGCCATAATCAACTGGAAGAACTTTTGTTTTATGGCTATCAGCAAGAGACCTAGCTTCAACATAACCATCTAACTGAAAAGCTTTTTTTGGGATAAAGCTACCAAGCTCTCCATAAAGTCCTCCACTTAACTTCAAACGTTTTGCTTCACAATCAGCACAATTACAGTATGAAAAATCTTTCATCTTAACCTCCCAAAGCTTTAAAGGTTTCGCTTAAACCAAGTACACTCAGCGTTCGTACTTTCTCCCCGATTTTAAAACGCTTCATCATAGTTATGTCGGCAGGGATTACAAACTCACGACCATTTGGAAGTCGCAACGGCGTTTCCAGCTTCCCCTTAATGAGTTTGAGAATGCGAACGTGTTCGCTCCAGCCAATGCTGAGTGGGATTTGAAACACAATTTCATCATGAGTTTGAGCTAGGAGTTCTACGTTACGAAAATTCTCGTTGTCATAGTAAACGTAGTTCAGTCCACGTTCGTTGATAATATCCCCCACGGTTCCTTGTGGTATGCACGAGTACGCTTCTTTGTAAAGTTGGTCACAAACCTTGCCAAGAAAAACAGTCTTCCTTCCCATGAGGTTCGTGAGTGTTTTATTAAAATTTATCTGCTGACGAATTGAGGTGTGGAAAACGTCCCGAATGTCTGGGTAAGCAGCATGATAACGGCTGATGATGAATGCTGCTTGCGTTTCTTTTATTTCCTGGTCTAGTGCGAAAGTGCGCTTGCCAATGTCGTAGTTCAACGAATTTCCAGTAATACTAATGACTCCATTTTCTCTTATTAAGATAAAGCCACTCGGAACTTCTGGGCCTACAACATTTTCTTCCTTACCCTCACTAAGAGTTAAACTCACTAGAGCTGCTTTTTTTATCTTACTAAAAGTAAGACTAAAAAGAGTCTTTTTCTGCCAACCTGTTTTTGGTAACTCCTTCATTATTGCAGTGTAACCACATAGATGTGCAATAGTTTGCATCCATTCCACATTAGTTTTGTTGGTTGAAAAATATTGCTTACGAGTGCTTCTTTCATACCCATCCCACTCAGTAGACTCAAGAAGAAAAGTTTCTAAGTGTTCTGCATCTTGCTTTAGTAGATCAGCATTGAAATTTTTACTAAGCCAAGGAGCATCTGAAGTTTGAAAGGCAACTCTAAACATACCATTAGCTTGATTTGAACTTACAAATCTAATGTTAAGACTCATTAAAAGTTTAAGTAGCCGTGCTATTTTTCTTCCTTTTTTAAATTTAAACTCAAATTGAGTTTTATTTGAGTGTGTTCCGTCTGCCTGATAAGCTACAAGCAAGCAGAGTTGATCCTTAGTTAGAAGATTTTTTTCAACACTTAGCAAACCATTAAGAGGAATACCACTCGAAGCTGATTTTGTTTTAAGGTCTTTAAGTTTTCTAACCAAGTACTCACCATCACGAATAACTGGAACTCGATGTTCTGGTGTAGCAGTTAGCTGAAGATTACGTCCTTGTAAACTAAGAGTCTTACTTTTAAATCTTGAGCAACTAAGAGCTTTAACGAAAGTTATTTTTTGAGTTATTGGTTCCCATTGTGCGATAAGTTCGTGAGTTTCATTCCAGTCCTTAAGAGTCACCCATCCTGTAGGGGTTAAAATCTGAGCAGTTTCTACACTACAATGATTGGCCTTTTTTCCAAAATAACGCTTAGTGTGCTTGCCATCCCCGATTGAGCAGGGGATATGCTCATCATCCTCTCGTTTAATTTGTTCCATTGGAGTGTCGAAAATTAAACTGGCCGTTAGCGAATGCACGTCTTGGCCATTCTCAAACGCATCAATCATCTTCGTAACATTTCCGAGGTAGGCAACTTCACGATTTTCCGCTTGACTCAAGTCGAGTGAATAAGCTACATACCCTTCATCAGCTTGCAAGAAGCACTGAATTGCATGAGGCCAGTTTTGCATTATGTTACGAATTATCCGGGTCAGATAATTCTCTTAGGCTTTCACCTAAGATCAGACTATATCATAACAGAAAAAAAAGTTTCTGTTGATTGCGCTTCGGAAGACTTAACCCTATCTTCCTACTCCCTTACAGGATAGTCGTTGAACTTTCACCATCAAAAGCCTTAAGCCTTTCTTGCAAGTCCAAGTAAGATAAGGTTAAAAATTCTCCTATTCTTACAGGTAGAAGTAAAGAATAATTAAACTCAGTGGCTTTAGAATTATTCTTTTCAAAATGTCCCCACTTACTTCCAAAGATTCTTATTAAGGTAGAAGTAAATGAAGCTTTTAACTCAGGTGTTGATATACTAGCTCCAATACATAGTATGTATTTTTTAGAGTTTCTATCTTTACGTTGATATACACAACCATCATCTTTAAACCATAATACAAAGTCTAAGATATTAAGTTCTGCATAAATAGATTCTCTTGAAGCTTTTTTGTAAGCAGTAAATATAGGATTAACTATTGAAGCTAATCTATAAAGCTGCTTAGCATTAGGAAATCTTCCAGAGTGATTTGAACAATCTACTGACTTAATTCCTGTTTTAAAAATTTCAGGAACTAAATCTAGTTTAAGCTGTAAATTTTCTAGCTTTATGGAAGTCGCTATATATTTACAGTTAATACTCTCTGAGTGTTTCCATAATGATCCGTCACCTAGTCTTCCGTTTCTTGCTAAAAGTTTTATACGCTCTTCTAAGGTGCTTAGCTGCTGATTGCCCATGAGTATTCTCCTTTTATTATGGGTTTTTTTTAAAGACTCATAGTAACATAAAAGGCCAATACTGTCAATTGGTTTTTTGACCCTCAAGCCTGACCTTTCGGCCTACTTTGTGGTACAATTGATTCTAGGGTGTTCCAGCAATTCACAATCTTTTATAACCTCCAAATTACTAAAGGTTCGTGCCGCTTCCGAAAATATTCTCACTGGAGCTGAGTCGGCTGAAGCGTGTACCAACTGGATCGTACGAACAGCGAATTCGATAACTTCCATCTGGTTCCAAGTCAAACTTCTCCTCAGCTAAGTAGGTTGAGCGAAGCTTCACGAGCTGGCGAACTTGCAGGATCAGCCCAGCTTCTTCCCGGCCTTTGATCTTAAGGCGTTTCATGGCCTTCTCATCCGTAGGGTCTTTCTTCGGACGCTCATACCCAAGCTTGTTATAGAAATATTCCCCAACTTGCTTTGGAGAGTTTGCATTAAGCTCCGTCCCAACGAGTTGGTTTAGTCGTTCTTTTGTTTCTTCGATTTCAACCAGCAACTCTGCACTCTTCTTCTTAATCCCGTCCATGTCTACGCGAATGCCATGCTCCATCATATAAACGAGTGGGCCAACAACGGCACGAGTCCGATTGTAGGTTTCTTCATTCTGCTGTTTTCGTAAATAAGCTTGCAGTCCGGGATCGGCTTGAGCACAGCTCAGTGAATCCATAGCATTGTACTGCCATAACTGTTGCCATGCACCACCAACCTTAAACCACTTCTTCCCATCTTCCTTATAGTAAGGAATTTCCGTGTGAATGCTCGTTATGAAATCAAGTCCTTTCGGATAGTCGATCATGGTTATCCGCTGAGCAATCATTGTGTCGTGAATCTTTGTTGGGAACATTGGAATCTTTATTCCGAAACGGCGAAACAAGAATGCAGAGTCAAACGTCAGGTTCTGCCCCCGCACCTCACGATTTCTCCCTTCAAGGATACGAGCCAGCAACAACCAAATCTCCAACTCTTGTTCAGGATTAAAGTAGTCTCCCCCGTTACAAACAAAAGGAATTGACATAACCTCAGTTTGGCTAGTAGCAATGCTAATGCAAGAAACCTCTTCATTGTAAACCTCCAAGTCGTAGTCGATTAGCTTGGTGCTGTCACGTTCGATGGTTGTGAGGAAGGTAAGAACTTCTTCATAGCTCGGTTCGATGCGAATGTTGTTTGCAAGTGGATGGAAGCCTTCACGAACGAGCGTGTTACAACGCTGAATGTCAAACGTTATGAGTCGCCGGTTCATGAACTGGCCACGATCAACTGTTTTTGGATTCACACAACCAACCACAAGCTTGCCCGGCACGAGCGTTGATTCGAGTATCGAACCCCGCCATTTCGTAATGCCATAACGTCCCGTCAAAGCATAAAGTGCGATGTTGCCAACTGCAAGAATCACATTGCAGGAACTCTTTTCAAGTTCAGTCTTAAGTTCCTGCATGTACGTCTGAGCATCTTCGTTTGGATTCAAACCAATAACGGTTTGGCCCCGCTTAACCTCCTCGAAATAAACCTCTATTGGTTTGTCAACATCCTTTATTACGTTAGTCAAGTAACATTCGTTACGGTTAAGCTGAGTGTTGCTTAGGCAAACATCAAGCTCACGGCCACCTTCCGAGTAACTGCTGAACGTTTGGTTGTCGAAAACATCCTGACGTTCTGGGTGTTCTCCAACGATTAGAAGCTTGGCACTGGCGAGAATACCCGCTGGACGAACAAATGTATTCTTCATGCGTTATTATTCTCCATACTGTGACCGAAGAACATAGCATTACGACAACGCCCCTTAACGACTGTGAATGTCTTTGCAATAAGCTGAGGATGCTGGAGGCAAATACATTCAGCATTACAATAATCATTCAACAAAGGACAGAAAAAATAAGCAAGTCTTCTATATTCTGTATCCAAGCCTTTCGTTGCCTCTTTAACACTTCCATACTTCATTATGTTATCCATGTTTTAAGCTCCTTCGTTCTGCGCTTGAAGTTTTTTCAGCAGTTCCAACTTTTGCTCCGTGCTCATGTTGTTCAGAGCTTTTTCGTTTTTCGCTTTCTTGCTAACAACCGTTCGTGCTTTTGGTTGTTTGAAGAAGTTTTTCTTCTGGATGCGGCGATTCGCACGAACACTCAGCACGAGCTGGAAAGCCTCATCACGAGTCAGCTCTGTGATCGAACGTTTAAGCTGGTCAAGAGTTGCCATTAGTCGCTCCGAGTTCAAGTTCTCGCTTCAGCACAAGGCTAACTGCGTCTGGAATACTAGTTGCGCTTCGCTCAACCTCACGATTATGCCACTGGCTTTCACTCAAATCACCATTAAATTTCTTAACGAAACTGTGAACGAGTTCTTTGCGATTTTGCAACGCAATGGAAATTGCACGGCCAAGTGCTTCACAAAGCGAACGTGTGGTCGAACCGCTACTCGCCGCGTTTATGAAAACTTCCCGAATTACGTTTTCGCTATCACGGTTTATCGTTATGTAAAGCTTAGTCGGGCCGATGAAGCGGTAGGTTTTACCAGCTCGTTCGCTCTCATTATTAAAGCTCTGCATCCTAACGCCTCGTCCAAAAGTCGCAGGTTCCGAGTGGCACAACGCTGAACTTTCCCAAACCACAACTAGCACTCAGCTTTTCATCAACTCTTAAGTTAGTGCAATGAGCACAGGTTTTTGGCACAGTGCTCGTTTGATACCCTTGCAGTTTCTTTTGGTTTGTTTCACTTAGTTCGTTCATCGTTTCGTGACTCCTTTTTTTAAACGCTTAAGTTAATAGTTTCGTGGAAACTCCTAACCTAAACGAATCCGGTTTTTTAGTTTTAGTGATCCCGGAAAACACTAGAGTTTGCTTAAGTCCTAGTGGACTTTTGGCAATTCGTTAAAACGTTTTAACTACTTAACCCAACGCTTGATCTTGTTTCCGTAACCGAATTCGTCTGCGAACTGTGAGTTGTCAGGAACCTTTGCAATGAATGCCCAAGCTTCCATGCCAACATCGTTCTTCGAGTCGATCTTACCGGGGTACGGCAGGCCGAGTGCATTAAAGCACCGCTTCACTTCGTTATTCCGCCGGTTCGTTTCGTCCTCATCCATTTCGGCATGAGGAAGTGCAAGATACATAGTAATGAGTTTTGCACCAACGACCTTAGGCTCAATGATCTGAAACTTCGGCATGATATAAGGCTTGCCACTTGCGTTCAACCCACCACCCCAGCCAACAAGCTTCACCTTGTACTCACCATCGTCCACGGCGTGAGGTTCAACACCAGCACCAACATCAGGAATTTCAAAGAAGTCCGGTACGTTTGATTCAGTTGTCATTTTTTGTTTCTCCATTTTTCGTTAAGTTCATGAGGTGCAACTTGGCCGTTTTGGCCGACTGCATTTTGTAAGAAGTAACCAGCTTCTTACGAACTGCGTTTCACATAACACAACTTGAAAAACCCAAACGTTTTAAAAAACTAGACTAGGTTTAGTTCAATCCAAGTCCTCCTTATTCCAAGTTAAAGTTAAGAGCAGAGTCTTTAAGCTCCACTCCACGATAGTATTCGTCGATGCGCTTACTTACGAGATTCAGATCGTTCGGGATTACGAGCGGAAACATTCCCATGGGAGAACGAGCACTGGTGTAACCATCTGACTGAGTTTTGAAAACATAGAGATTTTCCTTACCTTCACGCACAACAATTTCAGCGTAAAGCACAATAGTCGTAAGCCCTTCAGGAGTTAGATGAGCATCCAGCATCTTTCCCTGCGTCTTCATCTTCCGCTTCCCATTAAAGTTTTCCTCTTCATGACAGAGGAAGTAAACTTTCAACCCAGAACGTAAGTCGCTGGCAGTCATGAGAATGTTCCCCATGTTCTTCGCCATGATGCTGAACTTGTCATAACCCTTCTCCATCGCCTTCGCCATGAATTCACAAGCCATGATGTAATGCCCATCATCAATGATGAGGTCGGTGATCTTGCCCTCTCGACTTATCTCCCGCATCTTGCTGACGATCTTCGTTGCATCCTTCTCAATGGTAAGATTCTTTCCCTCCTTGTAGTTAAAACCCTTTGGGAATGGAAGCCACTTGCCCATTACGTTAATGATGTATGACGTGTCAGGGTTTAGTGTACGTAAACTCGTGGTCTTTCCTCTACTCGGCTCACCCAGAATCATGATAAGCTGTGACTTCTGCCCTGCATACATCTCACTAAGTTCCTTATCCGTTTTAACAATGTCCATTCGTGTTCGTTACCTCCAGTTCATTAAAGTCTTTTAGCTTAATGTCAGTTACTTCCAGTTCACTGACAAATTTAGGTACTTTGCGGCCAGCAGTCAAACACTGGTACTTTACTTTCAGCATTTTTTCCAATAGGTTTTCACGAACTAACCAGAGTTCTTTCTTCTTATCATGTGTTAAACAACTCGCACTCAGGTTAAACTGCTCGCCATCATTGCTTAGACAAACAAACGCGCCAAGCATGTTCTTCGGAACTCCAAACTGATCCTGCTCCTCAACGAATCCAACAATCGGATAATAATCGGTGCGTTTCGGCTTAAACTTCATGATCCAACTGGAACGTTTGCGTTCGTAACTCGCCTCGGTGTGACGCACGATTATTCCCTCATAACCATTCGCAATATACTGCTCATACTGAGACATTATCCAACTAAAACTTTGTGCTACTTGTGACGAAACTAGTTTAACTGGAGAGCACGTTGGAACATTTTCTCGAAACCATTTCGTTAAGTTCGCAGAGCGAACGAGCTGAGGCTCATCACTCACGTAATCGAAAACGTGAAACTCCATCTTGCTACTCAACTCGTGCTGGTTCACACGACGACTCACCACACTGTGAATCTGCTCGAATGTCCAGCCGTGAACGTAAAGCTCTCCGTCAAGCTCGTAAGGACAATTCAGCAAACGCAGTTCTTCATTCAAATGAGGCACACTCGTTATGAACTCTTCAGTTGAACTCAGCAAGAACAACCTTCCATTGTTCGTAACGACTCGACAACGTTCTCCATCCAGCTTCGGTTGAGTCAGAACGGGCCAAGAGTTCCAGGCTTTGCGTGAGTCGCCCTGAAGCCGTTCTTCCTCAAAGGGAACGCAAAGCATCACACCTTTTCGTTTAACCCAATTAGTGCTGGCCATTGTTCCCTCCATTTCGCGAGTAAAGCCATTCCAAAAAAACCATTCCGATTACTAGCACCAAAAAACCACTAAGCAAAACCACTCACCTCAGTATAACTTGTGAAAGCATTAAACAGTTCTTCGAGAACTGCACCATGCAAGTAGCAAACTACGAACCAGAGATAGCAGAGAACGAAAATGCTCATAAGGAAAGCTCTCGTTTCATGCGCTGATAAATCTGACGCATCTGATCGGCCACACAAGTTATGTGAATGGCAATGACTGCGCCGAGTGAGTTCTTAATTTCCTTCTTTCGTCCAGCGTAGTATGAACGAACTCGAAAATTGTTCACGCCATAAACTCGCTTGCGAAGAAGCTTTGCTTTTTTCTCATTCATTTTCGTTCGTTCTCCTTATTCATTTAAACGTTTTTAAAGTGGAAGTTGAACGGTTACTTGCTGTAGGGTTTTGGTAAAAACTCCAACGTGGTTTTTTGCCTTAACTTCCTTCACCCATTCAAGCCACTCGCCGAGTCGTTCGTAATCATCATGATTACTTGCATTTTGATTAATTGCTACTCGGTAGCTTGTGCAAGTTTGCTTAAACAAAGTTGGACTCGGAGGACAGGTTACAATGTTATAACCAAGTGCCGTCGCTTTCTCCACAATACTCTTATGAATGAGAATCTCGTGAAGGTTCTTCCCTCGTTTAACAATCGCAACTGGATGTTTGTAACTTAACTCATTTGCAATTCGCTCGTAGTCGATTAGATAATCCGCTGGTGCGTTGAACGTCCAACTGGTTGCAGTTTTTTGTTTACCTCTTTTAGCTATTTTAGAAGTCTCTTCAACTAAAACTAACCACTTTTTATTTTTAACAGTCCGAATTCCACTAAAATCAATAGTATAAAAAGTACTGCCAGATTTTACTTCCGTTATAATACCTATAGCTCCTGCATAAGGAACACCAAAAGTAGCTTTAACCTTATCACCAATTTTAAATTTAGTCTTTTCCATCTTTTTTCTCCTCCCAAAAATTATATTGACTAAGGCCATCAAGTGGGTGCAACGGGCCGATGAACAAGCCAACTCCTTGACAAAACGTTGTGGATGAAGTCCAATGAATAACTCTCCAACTACTTGCTTCATCATTAACTATTTCTCTTGGAAGCCACCAGTAAAAGCCAGCTTCCTTAAGGTCTTCAAACTTTAAGAACGTTTTCGGTTTAGTTTTTTGCAGTGGACAGGTCTCAGAAAAATTACTTCCATTACCAACCGTTCGGTACTCCTGAGAAGGTTCTTCACAAACACCTTCCTCATCCTCACCAAGTTCGTTGTAAAACCTACACTCATTACAGTGGAAGATTTCCAGCAGTCTACTCATCATTCTAACTCCCAAGCGTTCCAACGTTTAGCTTAACATGTGCAAGTGGATTCCAAAACTCTTGCTTAAAGCCGAGTGGAACTTCGTTTGCGTGCGCGAGCGGATTCGGCCAGAACGTACAAAAGTCATGGAACGGGCATTTTTTATTAAAATTAAAACAAGCTCCATCACGGAGTGGAAAACTTCTCATAACGTTATTCGCAGGGCTTTCACTTGCAAGCAGTTCAAACTCATGAGTTAAACTTTCGCAGATTCGATTCATGGTGCTCAGCCATACTCGCATCTGGTCACTCGTTCTCGTACAATCCACTCGTTTGAACATATGCTTTTCAGCTTTTGAATCATCTTTCACCTTCTTGAAAAACAATCCATTGATGGTCATGCCACGAACGTTGTCCTTGCCCCAGCGGCCATGCGCGGCGTGCAAGTAAGTACCAATTTGCTTGCTGAGCTGCCATTTATCAATCCAATGCTGGTTCAACATCGTTCCTGTTTTATGATCTAACACGTTAATCAAACCATTCGCACGTTCCCGCAGAATCGCATCCATTCGGAATGTAACCTTAAAGCGTTCACTGATTGAAACGCTTCCACCGATCTCCGTGTGAAGAACTTCGTAACGTTCAAGATCATCCAAGTACGTGCCAACGTAATCGACGAGCGCGTCTCGGGCGCGGGCTGGATTTTTCGGTGAGAACGTTTCATCAGCTTCTGGAGCGAACACTTCCCGGAATTTGCTGAGAAAAATCTCATGAGCTTTGTTCGTGTTCTCAAC